AAATAGCCATTTAATATGCTCCTTATACGCCAGTGGCGTTGTAATACCGGTGCACACCAAAGTTCCATTTCACGATAACTTCCGTGTAAGAACCGGGGAAACCAGCAATTGCTGTCTCAGGAACGACATCAATAATACGAACCGGCAGGGTAGTCGTGGTGTTGGTCGCATCATTGATGGCTACACCAGAGTTGCCTGTGGTCGTAGAACCGGAGTTCTGAACCAAAGCAGCGTTACGATTTACATCAGTACGGTTTAAGTAACTGATGGTTGTTGTACCAGTGTCACACACTGCAGCTTTAAACAAAGCATCCGGATCATCTTGCACATAGGCAGACATCGTGGAGTTTGTTAAGTCACCGGGGTAGTACTGACGGAAAGTCAGACCAAATGTCGGATCGACATAGGTGACACCTAGAAAAACACCAACAATTGAGCCAGAGTCCGTGGTGGTCAACTTCGTAATATTCCCGTCGGCATTAAGGTTAACAACGTCGCCAAAGAAAATAGCGGTTGTTTCACCCGTACCAATGGGGATCTGACGAGTAGCACCAGCAAACACCTGACCGCCGATCAAATTGATCGGAATTAGGCCGTAAGGGCCTGATACGGTGGGATATGCCATTTTTAAACCTCGTTAAAAAGTTATTTACCTTTACCGAACGAAGTCGTAGACCTTTTCTCTTTAAAGAGGGGCATCCGACTATCGTTCTCTCTCATAAACGTGTTATCTACAGCATCCATATTGTCTCTAGTGGCTTTGGCGTAGTGTTTCTTACGCTGCTCCATAAATTCAGTAGGGATCTTGCAAAGTAACAATCCGGCAACCTCAATATTGTCTTTAAAGCGACTATTGGGATCCGTTAACATCTGGAACTTAGGCTGCTCTTCAATCCGAACAGGCTCCCATCCTTCACGCATCTTAGAAGATACGTTCTTAGCGTCGGCCTGCCCTTGTGAGGCAACTCGAATCCAGCGGTATGAATACCCCGGCTGTTTATCCGGCTCCGGTAATGCTGAAGCAGGCATCCAAGCCTGTGGACGTTCTACGGTGGATCGATTTTCAAGTTCGCGTGCAAGTCTGTTTTCTGCCATGTTAGTTCTCCATAGTTTTCGCAAATTCCCGGGCATATTGCTCGGGGGTTAAACCCAATTTTTTCGCAATGTTTAGTTGCGACTGTTTTAGCACTATCTTTTTGGAGGATGTGCTACGCGATGCCGGAGCAACCACTGTGGCGGGTTTTTCGGTGCGCGTAACGGGCTTGCCGCCCCCGTTAGTCGTTTTAATCTCTTCTTCCTCGAAATTTTCGGGGAAGCGTTTCCGTATAGTTGTGTCTACACGGTCCCAGTATTCGTCAGTACCTACAAAGCCTTTGCCGTACTGTTTCTCTAATTTCTGATGCAAGCCAAGTGCAAGGCTTGTCATTTCCTCGTCTACACCAAACCACGTATTGCGCTCTTGCCACGCAAGGGTCTTTTGGTCGGGACGAGGCACTTGTACCTGTTGCTGCTGGTTACTATTTACTTCAATTTCAGGCGTTTGTAAAGAGGGTCTGTAGTCTTTTATACGCTGAAGTTTAAAGTTTACCTCTGATAGTTTGGCTTGCGCCTCTACCACCTTGTCGGAATCTCCGGCCTCATATGCCTCTTTGTAGGCACGTTTAGCCATCTCCATCTCAAGTTCTGCCGCCCCTTTGGCTGTGTCAAGGAAGGATTTCTCCCCCTCAGACAGCCTAGATTTCAGGCGTTTATTCTCTTCAATCGCTTGCTGCGCAAGGGTAAGAGCCTCTTGCTGCTCACGGAAAGCGGCTTCCTTGGCTCGGCGCTCATCGTGCCAAACCTTTTTCATCTGTTTCAGGCGAGTCTTTACCTTGTCGGAATACTCTTCTAACTCGTCTGCCTCTAATTCTTCGACAATCTCCCTTGGAAGGGGCGTCCTGCCTCGGTCTTCCTCCGGAGTATCGTCCTGAACTTCAATGTCAACCTCGGGTTTTCCCTTAGCCTCTGCTTCTTTTTCTACGGGTTTACCCTGATCTTCACCTTCTATTTCAAACTCAAAATCAGGTTTTCCTTCTGCTTCTTTAGGTAACGGCATGTTTTACTCCTATTTGCGGCTGATTCCACGGGGGTCTTCAACTACTCCCTCGACAGAATCATCGTTGATGATGCGGAATTCACGACCATGAATCTTGAGCCGTGTACCTGCGTGGGGGCGCACGAGAATAAAGTCCCCTTCCGTACACCAAGGCCCACTTGGGAACCTTGCAGGGTCCTTATAGCAATCCGGCCCCATCTTTACAACAAAAAGCACCGTTGTAAGGAGTTCTTCGTGTTGAAGGGTTAGATCAGATTTAAGGATCCCACTTTCGTACTGCTCGTCTATGTTAGGAATTCCACACAAAATGCGGTACCCAGAAGGGTCCGGTAACTGCTTGGCTTTGCGTTCGTCTGTGTCTGGCAGAGTACTTACTTCACCTTCTTCTGTAGCGATGGCGAGTTCAGTCATCGTCTTTTTCCATCCTTTCTGCTGTTTCTATAAGAATATTGTTTGCGATTAGGAGTCCGCGATAGATCCCGCAAGCATATTGATAGGCCCCGAAATCCTTCGCATTACCTAAAACCGTGTCCTGCTCTATTACTTTCATTTCCTCTCGTATCTTGTCTGAAAGATACTTAAGTATGTCATTACTCATTTACTGCCTTTCTCTGGTGGTTTGGAACCTTGCGCCCTTTGTTGAGCGATTTGTGAGCCAAGCCTTATACCCTCTAACTCCATCTTAGCGTTAAGGTCGGCTTTATCTTTTGCGGCTTTGGCACCGACTTGCATACCTGCAATTTCTTTCTGTGCCTCAATCCGTTGTTTCTCAATCTCAAGTTGGTCTGCCTTTGCGGCGGCATCCAACTGATCTTTAGTAGTCTTGCGTTGCAGTTCGGCTTGTTTGATGGCCAACTCTGCTTGTTGCATCTGCACAATTGGATCCTGTGCGACCTGTTGTGCTTGTTGCTGTGATGCCTCGGCTTGATTGCGGGCAAGAAGTTTTTGTGCTCCTGCCGCTGCCAAACGAGAAATCTGTACTTCCAATTCTTCCGGCATGTCTTGGTCTGGCGCCGGGTAGGGCACACCAAGTTGTTCTTCTAACTGACGGCGGTACTCAAAGGCTACGTGTTCTTGAATGTGCGCAGCCATCGCACCCATCATCTGATTAGCCATTGGTGACTGACCAACCATTTGACCAATCTTCGGATCTTGCATAGCAGCCATATGGACAACGATATGCGCCTCGTGATCTTGGTAAATAAACGCTTTTACCGGTTTACCAGTCAACACATCCATGTTCTCAGAGACAGGATCGCGTGGCTTCTCGTCGTCTTTTGTTGGCACTAACTTATCAGCGTTCTTAATACCTAGCACGTCAAGCATCTGCCGATGTAAATAGGGCAGGTCGTATAACTGGGGAGCCTGCTGGGCCAACTGCATCACTGCTTGGTATTGGACAACCTTCTGCGACATGGTCGCCGCATTGGGATCACTTACAGGGATAACGTAGACCTGATCGTAGTCCGACTTCTTAGCCCGTGGTGGGCCTTCTACCGGCTCATACGAATAATCCTCGGGAGTGTAGTCGCGGATTATGGTCTTAAGGAGTTTGAACTCCTGCTTCATGCTGTAGTGAATCCGCGCTTGGACAGCGCTCATCACTTTTAACGTGCGCTCTAATATAGCCAGCGTCGTACCAACAGGAGACTGGGCACTCATGTCGGATACCTTCAGATCCGCTGCACTAGCGAACCTACGACCTTCTTCAACGATGGTGCCCAGCAAGGAATATAATACCTGAGACGGCTCCTTGTATGGAAGCGTCATGATATTGTCTTTAATCGTGCCGGAGGCTACGTCTACATCTCGGAATTCTGCCGGAGAAATCGGCGTGTCATCACCCTTAACCCGCAGACCTTTTGTTTTGAATCCTCCGGGGAGATTCGAGAGAGTACCAGCGTCAACAAGTTGGCGAATAATAGAAGTGCCAGACTTAGCAAAAGCGCCAATGAGATGAATAAGACCAAAAGCGTAGAAGCCAAATCCCGGGATGTATGAATAATGGACAAAATGATTGCGTTTTTGTTTAGTATCATCATCTGGATTCCAATTGCGACGGATCGCTAAGACGTTCTGGGTACCTTTTTCGATAGTAACAACGTAAGGCAGAGCAATACCCGTTGGCTCGCCGTCCTCGTCCTTGTCTTCGTAGCCGGGCAGGTCCATGTCCACGTGCATCTCAAGGATCTTGTACCTGTCGTCAGATGAGGCACGGAAGCCCATCTTCTCAGCAATTTTCTTCTCAACCTCGTCAAATGCTTCAACCGGATCACCAAGTTCTACGTCACGATAAAAGCCTGCCACCTGTAACTTACGTAGTTCATTTTCTGTCTTACGCATCACGTGGGTTACACGCTCCGCGTTCTCTAAATTAGACGCCCCATACGGAACCACTACATCTTCAGCAGGGACGAAGAGGGATACTTGACGCTCAATACTTGGGTCGTAGTACACCTTCTTGAACGCATTACCCGAGAGTCCCAAGCCCCACAGCATGCGCTCATGCTCAGGCCGATACTCGACCATCACATCGGTTAGTTGGAAGTTCATGTCGTCTTTAACACGAATGGCGGCTTCTTTCTTCTCAGGTGTCTCTTTACCAATAATCTGAGTCTTGACTGGACCTCCCGCTGGGAAGGTCTCCATGATCGTCTCTGCCTGAAACTTGACGAGAGCCTCACTTAACAGTGGGTGATGTACACCACAAGCACCGGGCCAAGGCTCTGTGCGGTCTTCAATCTTCATGCCCAGCAACTCTAGGCCATCAACGTAGGTCTGCATCCAATCCTTACGACTCGATGTATCTTCCTCAAACTCACTTAGCAAATCACCACATAATAGGGTCAACTCTTCCTCGTCCATCTCTTCAGCGAGGTTGGCATTGAAGTCATCCTCAACTTCTACTTCTTCAATCTCCAGTATGGGCTTGCCATCAATGCCAATACGCACAGCCTCGGGATCTTCAATCTCTATCTCAAGAGCAGGCTCATCCATCATCTCTTCGAGATCTAGTCCTAGCGGGGCTTGCCCTAGTGCTTTGTCAATTGCCATATTTATTTCCTGTTTTTTAAAACCGCCATATTGGTAGACGGTTTGTAAGTAAAGTCTTGAGATTTCCTGCCGGTACGCTTAACAGCCCTATCAATGGCACGCTCTTCAGCGGTCATAGCATTACGCTCTTTACCTTTGGCGGTTAGTGTTACGCCGTCCGCTTCCAAGTGCCCTCGCTTCTTTAATATCTCAACAGCCAAATCTCGATCACCCACCTGAGCCGTTAGTCGGTCTATTAACGAATTACGCCCCATATGTTGCTGAGTAACCGCCATCAGTAGTACCCCTCAAACTTACGCCTAAATGAAGGCAACTCATCTTCTTCGTCTAACAAAGTACGAATATACCCACCCTTGCGGAATCTCATCAACGCGAGGGATAC